GTAACATTCTATACAACATCTGATCTACAATAGGTTTGAGCCTCTTCTTTTCAAGGTCCAATGCAAACCATCTCTCTGGTTTATCCAACCGTTCTATTGCTTCGTTGTTATTGGCATCCACAGCCAACTCCAGGTCTTTCAATACTTTTAGATTAGTGTCGATCAGTTCTTGAAAATCCGTTGCTTTGGCCTTCTCTAGTTTCTCTATCAGTAGTTTAATCTCTTCTATGCTGAGCATACCTGTATTTAAAATTCAAACAGTTTGTTGAATGTATTACTGGTCTCTGTTGACTGCACGTCCCAGTCTAACACACCTATAAGGTTGTCTATCTTCTGGTCTAATATACCTGTTTCCATTGCGTCGCCGTCAAATGGCAGTTCCTTGAACCACTCTGGAATACGCAGTTCGTCTACTGGATACGCAATACTTGTGTAACCCATGGGATTCTGTTTTAGTTTACACACAATAACCTTTGCACCATCTGTGATTAACATAGAATATTTGTCTCCGTACATTTCTCTACACCTGTTCCAGTTCATACTGGCTCTGACATGACCTGGCATATTTGCTTTACCCTTGGCCACTTCTGCCGCTGTGTACTTGGTCATGTTGTTCGCTCTCTTGGGAGAACCTTTCTCCCAACCTGGCATGGCCTTAAACTCTGCCCTGAATTCACTGATCCTATCTAATACTTTTTTCTCTTCATTGCCCGAAAGCACCATGTACAGTATCTCACTCAGGAAGTCTTGCACGAACACAGGGGTATCTGATCTTTTCAAATCTAATCCCATTGCTTTCATTTTGCCTTCCTTGCCTTCTACATCTGTTCTCTTACCTTCCTTGTCATAATAAAGTACAGCATATCTTTTCTTTGTGATGAACAATCCTTTGGATGCAACAAGTTCCCTACCTGCCGCGATGACTTCTCCCCTTGTAGCTGGAGTGTGGAATGCTTTGGTCATGAATGATTTGAATGAACTGTTGACCTCTTCTGATATCTTATCGTACAAGCCTACCACTGAATCTTTTGTCCATGGTATTAGCCCATCTTTAATTTCTTTCTGTAATGTCTTGTATGCTGAGAAGTAAACGGAATCTGTATCTCCGTACACAATACTCTCGCCTTTATGGTCGTACTCGCCTGTCACGATCTCGTTGACTTTACTTGCCATGTGTTTTGTTATACATCTACCTGTGAGTGTTACACTCTGTCCAATTCTTATGTCAAAGAATCTACAACCTGGGTTTAGGATTGCACCATACAAACTGTTTAAATTAATTTTTTTGACAAGTTGTCTTTTATCCCAATACTCTCTTTCAATCTCATTGTCACCACACTCACGCATTTTTCTCTGCATCTCTTGTCGCTCTTCATACCAACGTTTTAACAAGCCTGGAATAATTGCTTCGTATTCGTATGTGAATATTGTACCATTTGCACTCAACATCCATTTGTTGTTGCCTTCAAAAACTAAATCATACAGTTGTGCCGCACTCATCCTCACACTGGTATCATCTTCCCAGTCTACTACAACTTCTGTGCCTTTCTCCTTGTTCATCACTGCAACATACTCCCAACTACCAAACTGACTATCCCATGCCGCCGCAAATGATTTCTTTGCATGTTTGGCCCTGTTTATCTCTGCTGATGTTATCACAGGTCTTATTTGTCCTATGATGGTCTCTGGTCCCATGTTCAGTGCCCTAATTACAGAAGGATACAGAGAGTTGATATCAACGGAGCCTATCCAGTCATGTATTCCTTTTTGTGGGGTTGCCACGTGGGCTCCCGCCGCCGGTTGATTCTCTTCACCATCTTTCTTGTACTTTCTGCCCGGGACAATCATGCCACGCCTGTGTGTCTCGTTTACTATGGCTTGTTCTGTTACCGCAACTGCACCCATTGTGGTTTGTAGTAGTACAGTGTTCTGGTGTGCTATCTCATTCGCAAGTTCTATGAACTTTAATTTCTTCTCAAGTTTGGCCAGTAGTGCTGTATCCTGTCTGTTGTATTCTATGAACAATCCGAAGTCATTCTTGTAAAGTGCATCAAGCGATCCCTCGTACACAGTTTTTCTCTCGCCCAGTTCATGTTCACCTATCGCATCTAGTCTGAAACTATGTCTTTCCTCGTATGTGTATTTCCTGTATAATTCTAACAGATCCAAATGCACTCTACCAACTAGATCAAAACTTAACTGTTCTCTGCCGTATTTTTCAAATACTCTCTTCTTGGGTTTCTCACCCCAAAAACATAATCTTCTTGTATCATCTGAACTCAATACTTTCTGTATCCTTCCCACCGTGTACGGAATATCATAACCTTCACTGTTCCACCCTGATAGTATGTCTGCATCTTGCACCAATTCCAGGAATGCATCTAACATGTCCTTCTCTTTCTCAAATAACATTGTATTGGGGAATCTCTCAGTCAACACCTTTGCTTCCTGCATGTTGATTGTTTTTGGTGGCACTGCTAGTGTGACCAATTGGTCAGTCCAGCTCATGTAACAACTTATGGCAGTTATGGGCATGAACGGATCATCTGTTGTTGAATAACCTCTTTCAGGATCAAAGTCTACTTCAATATCAAAGAACATTGTGTTCAGTTTTGGAGTTTCCTTGCCCAGGTAGTTCTCCTCAAGGCATCTGAACACAGGATTTATATCCTGTTCGTATAATTGCTTGTTGGATCTGATTCTCTGTTCCTTTATGAATTCTTTCTGCGTTGCACACTGTACTCGTTGTAGAGGTGCACCAGTCATACTTCTGTGCTTACCCCTTGCGTCCTCGTAGTAGAAAACGTAACGTGCATCATACTCCACGAACACACGACCCTTTTTAGGATCACGTTCTACAACGTAAATTTTGTCTTCGTCTCTTTTGTATAGTGCGTCTATGTAACTCATAATAATTTTTTAATTTTGTCTGCAACTACTTCGTTCCCTATCGGAGACATATGATTGATATTTCCAGGATGAGTTTTCCATAATTCATTATAGTTGTTGTTAATTTTAGCAGTATCCTCAGGATCATGGAATGTTATATGAATTGCATTTTTTAAAGATAACAGTTTATCTACTATCAAATTGTATATGTCCAATTGATATGTTGGATCATAATATTTTTTTAGATATTGATTGACAATTTTCATCTGCTTGTTTACTTTACTATGATATTCCACATCAGTCAACATGAAATCGTTGTGTTGCCTGTCATTGCTGTGTTTATGTACAGGATGATTTGGTGTGTGTACTCTCCATGGAGATGTATGATTTACTAAAATTTTATCATGAGAGTCAGCATTGTGTATTTGTTTTAACACTTTGTATTCTCCCACCCCGTTCTCACTGCAATTTTTAAAATCAACACCCAACATAGAAGGCCATCCATTGTTGTTGTGAGAAAAACTATCACCAATTATTAATAATTTCATACTACTAAAAAAATACTCTTATGTTTCCTATTACATTCATGATAGTAAACCATGATCCCAAAACACAAGTCCAAATAATTCTTCTACGATAGGCCGCATAGGCCAGTGTAGTCGACCCTATTAGGTATAATGGAAATATTAATCTCATGTCTGGTCCGGGGGAAGTAAAAGTTAATAGTGCTGATCCCCATATAGTGACAGCAACAGAAAACACTTCCAGATAGAAAGCAAGTTTGTCTGTTTTATAACTTGTTACCCAAAATTCTTTGAGTACTCTTAACACTATAACTTGCCTGCGGCTACTAATATAGACTCTAGTGTGTCTAGGTCGTCAGTTAGATTTTTATAGTTGTCCTTGTGTGCTATTGAGATCGCTTTGTTGATCAGTGCGGGTTTGAGCTCAAGCTCTTCTGAGATTGCTTTAACTGTATCTCTTAGTCCACCCTTGAGATCATCCACTTCACCTAGTACCTGTGAACCCTGTGAGATGATTTGGATTAGCTTCTGCTTCTCTGCGTCATTGAAGTTTCTTACTGCCATTTGTTTCTCCTGTTGTTATCCAACAAGTATATAACAGATCTGTATGTAATGCAAATTATTTCTTCTTGGTAGCAACGTTCTTGGCTTTACCACGTCTGTTCTTTTTTGGATCTTGTCTACGTTTCCTTGATGCCGCTGACTTCCTGCCTTTCTTGCCCAGTGCGTTCGCTTTGCTTCTTGGTAAGCACTTGGGTTTACCCTCTTTGCTGGAACCCCTGGCACAGTCACCCCTGATCTTTCCATCTGGACCAAAACGCACCCATTTGTCCTTGAACCATTTTTTAAGATTCTCGTTCAGTGATTCATTGAATACTAGTCCGCCACAGTTCACACAGAAGTCAACTTCTTCGTTCTTGACACAGTTGTTTACTCTCTTGCCGAACATGGTCTTCATGCCCTTCTTTGTGTAGCCCTTCCAACACCTTGTGCCTTCGTCTACCAATGAGTCTAAACCGTATTCAGGATTGATCGCTCCGTGCATCTTTTTGGCTATCATGTCCATTTGCATGGCAACCATGAAATCATAATCTGAAACATCTTTCGTCCTGTGCGTGTAAATCTTTACTAGAACCTCATCATAGAACACACCTAGGTCTGCATGATGGTCTAATTTCTCTTGTGGCTTGACAGTGTTTATTAGGAACTTGATCACTTCGAAGTAATCTTCAAACTTGTATCTTTTCTGTAGACTGTTGTCCTTGTACTCCCAGTCTGGAAGGAACTTTGCTCGTAGTCTCTCGATGTCTTCTTTGGGAAGGCTGAGAT